TTTTTGACCATTGGTCTGGTGAATGATATGTTCACCGAACGGGAGAATGACGAATACAAATATCATATGTTAGCGGATCAGAGTGACTTTGATAAATTTTGATAAGGGGGTGAGATTGTATGGCTAATAGAATCAAGGGCATCACCGTAGAAATCGGCGGCGATACCACCAAGCTGTCCAAGGCACTGGAAGGTGTCAACAAGGACATCAAGGGTACGCAGACACAGCTGAAAGATGTCCAGAAACTGCTGAAGCTCGATCCTTCCAACACGGAACTGCTCTCGCAGAAGCATAAGCTGCTGGCAGATGCGGTGTCTGCCACCAAGGAAAAGTTGGAAGTGCTGAAAACCGCTGCAGAACAGGCAAATACGGCTCTTGCAAATGGTGAAATTTCCCAGCAGCAGTATGATGCTCTACAGCGTGAAATCATTGAAACCGAAAACGAACTGAAACGCCTGACCACAGAGGCAAACAATTCTCACACCGCTTTGGAAAAGATGGGTGTTCTGGGAGAAACGCTGCAGTCCGCCGGAGACAAGATTTCCGGTGTTGGACAAAAGCTGCTTCCCGTCACCGCTGGTGTCACGGCTCTGGGAACCATTGCCGTGAAAACCGGTGCGGATTTCGATTCTGCCATGTCAAAAGTGGCAGCGGTGTCCGGTGCGATCGGTTCAGAGATGGATGCTCTCCGGGAAAAAGCA